GCAAAGCCAGAGTCAAGCAGATCATCCCGGCTATTAATAGCTGTAGATAATGCCCTGGAGTTGAGAGGGATAGCGCTAGGCTTGGTATAATAGGTATTGCTCATCTGCGAAGGCCTCGTATAATGTAGCGCAATGAAACGCCGTGAATAATATGTGGAGATTCATAAGTGCCGGATGTCCTTAAAAGCATGCCCATATTAAGGCCTGAGCCATCTATCCTGGCCTCAGCTTCGCCGATTACTTGAGAATCGTAATAGAACTCATCCCAATTATAATCCTCATCGTAATAGCCACCACCACCGGCCACATCGACACTAACCTCGTTGGATGGGGGGACACTACTTGCCCCATAAGAAAACTCAGGCACAAAATAGATAGTGGTATCAGAACTTGACCCGGCATCTAGCTCTAGATTTACCCTAGAGAATCGTTTGTAATTCTGAGGTGATTTAAGGTGGTTGAATGGCAAGCGGAGGTAGGCATTAATAGCCTCTCCGTCAAAATTATTGCCTGAATCCATCTGGTAGACGAAGCCGTCATCTGAGCCAAAGAAGATCACCTCTTCACCAGTGGAATCTTCGTCTGAGCACACACACCGGACAGGCATCTCAAGATCCATGGCCATGGCCCCCAACATTTCACTACCTTTCATGGTGAAATAAAGCGCCGTGTTATCCTCAAAGAAAATGCGATACTGGTTCTTGCTCTTGGAAACAGTAGAGGAAATGGCAGTATATTTTTTATTATCAATGAAAGGCTGTTGCTTGGTTGACAGTGTGCCAGCGGTAAAATTACCAAAGGCCTGGGTGGCCCTCATCTGGTAAACACCACGATCATCAAGAAAGATAACATCATTCAGGATCTGGGCGGTATCTTCCAGCGCCCCTACCTTATCGGAGTATTCTTCCATGACCCAATCAGCCACACTTGTGCCATGGAATAAATAGGTTGAGTTCCGGGATTGCACGAACATAACGCCAAGATGCGGCATCAAGGCTGTAATCTCATCACCTATGCCTATCTCTGCTGCACCTGTTATCACTGACCATGTAGTGGGATCACCAATAGATGAATGTTGCAGAGAGCCGCCGGTAAAGGATAGAAATAAGTGTTTCTTGTAGGCTGCAATATGGGTGGGAGTATCACTGGTCATGCCTGTGGTTAACACAGTGAATGTGGTACCATCGAACATGAAAGCCTTATCAGCACCGTTACAGCCGTACATCTTACGGGTGGAGGCATGGCCGCCAAAGTTATAATTAATGAATTCGTAGTAGGCTCCGGCTGTTAAAGTAGCAGCGCCAAGCGATACAGTAGTCCAGCCTGACCCTGTAGCCTTGTGCATTATAGCGTTAGTGGCCCCTGCATTATCACGAAAAGCATAAGTATCACCATCGTAGACCCACACGCCAAGGACTGGGCCACTGCCTGGCACTGCCGCTATCAAAGCACGCCTTACCTCGGCATCAGCTTCAGTAGCGGCTTCGCTTGGCTTATCCTGCCCATCAAAGCGTTCATAGCCATCAATCCGACGGTAGCCACCCTCCACATATTGCTCATAATTTTTGGAGGACATCACCCTGCCAGGCTGAATAGACAGCGGCGGGGTTACCTGGTCAAGGCCTCCGACTAACGAATAATATGTTGTCTGGCTGGGTGATAGTCTCATACGAGCGGAGTCCCTGAAGATGTAGCCATGGGCAGCTGATTGAGCTGGAGATCACTTAGCATATTGATATAATTCTCCTGGCCTATTTGATATTGCTCTATGGCATTCTCATTAAGCACACCGTAGAGCATTAGAGCCCGCCAAACGATTGCCATATGGAACTGTTCTGGCATCCCAGGAGTATCAGTATTCGCCGTCATATCAGAAGCGGCATGGAAATACTTTATCCGAGCGGTGTAAACATCGTCAGGAGTGGCGTTGAAAAGGATAGAGCGATTAGGAGCCACAGTGAAATTACTTGGCCTGCCTGTGGTTTGTTCGCCCAGTCCATACAAAGCATACCATTTATCATAAGGGATGTAGGTTAAAGCCCCTTCATCAGCAATACTGGACAGATAAATACTGGCTCTATCAACATCCCAAACACCAAAATTTGTAAGGCCGATGGATGAAATAGAATATTCCTGAATCCCCGCAATCGTGGTAATGGTTGCGGTATCGTGCATCCATAACCAATTAGGCCTGTATCGCTGGATATCAAGCCAAGCCTGGTTAACCCAAGTGACAAGTTTACCATACATGCCTGTTTGGGCCACAACTGAGCTTGGCCCATCTCCGGGCAATGATGCTGCTTCGCTACCCTTCACACACAATTCCAGGAAATTCATAGTTTATTATCCTACTACGGAGTAATTAAAACGGCGCTGACTACGTTCTTTGATCTCGCCAGTAATATCATCACGATAAAAGCTGGTAATCACAGCGTCATTGATGACGTTGAGCACAGACTTAGGTATCCATATTTCTTCCTCACGCCGAATCCTGGTACGGTAACCATTAACACTTACCTTGATAATATGGTCACCATCAGGGCCGTCAGTATTATGAAAGATAACCTTAACGCGATTCTCGGGCTTGCGGTCTTCTTTAGCCTTGGCCTCGCGGAGCCTCTCCGGGTCAACAACTTCAGGCTGCTCTAGTTGGGCAGCAATCTTGACCTTCAGCTTGTCAATACCGGTATTGTGCCACCCTTTAATACCCAAGTCTTTAGCCTGTCCACGAACAAGCTCCGCTTCGCTAGGGGTATCATCAACAGCTTCAACCTCAGAGTCAGGGAGAGACTCATCAGATGGAACACTGCCAACTGTTTTATTTTGCGCCTCATCAACCATTCGCCGGATTGTATCCAGGGGCATAACGGAAGTAACTTCTAATCCTAAAACTTCAACGGCCTCAGCCATTAAATCATCAAGAGAGGCGGTTTTAACATCAATCATTTTATTATCCTTTCAAATTATTGCCTGGCGGGAATAGCCCGGCCAGGCAACAGATTAAACAACAGTTACGCAGACAGAGGCTCAACAGGAACCTGCATCAAATCAAAGTACACATCAGTGATACCAGTAGCACTGTTATCAGTAGTACCGGCGGTATAGGTGTGAGTGGCATCAGTTACGATGGTAAAGCCACCAACAGCGGAATAGCCGTCGGGACATTCAGGCCAGAACACAAAGCCATCGGTGTTATCGGTAACTGCAACCTCGGCACCCTTCAGAGTGGCAACAGTACCAGCAGCATTAATGTAAGCCAGGTAACAACAGATAGTACCCACAGCCTGCTCGGTAGCTGCAGTAATAGCCAGGTTATCAGTGATTGCTTTTTCATAGATTACACCGTCAATAGCGTAATCTACAGCTACAGCAAGCTGAATAGTAGCAGAGTTGGTGCCTTCCGCTACTCCACCTGCTGTAAAGCAGGCAGAGCCACCACGGGCACCGTTCAAATTAAAGAAACCCATTGGTTTTCTCCTTATAAATAAAAATGTAGCTGTGACCCGAACAGTATCAGGTCACAGCGTTAATAGTAGGGGGATTAATCGACTACAGCGCACTCGGCTCTCACCATAAAATCGTCATTGAGAATAATGCAAACTTGTTGGGACTTCCAGGCAACATGGCCGCGCTGCGCCAAAGGCATTGTTGAGCCTGCAGCTCCAGCATCAGCCCAGGAGGTGATAATGGTAGAAGTTACATAACGAACGTCCTCAACCTTACCAACCTCATTCTCCCAAGGAGTAATAGTACCGTACTTCTCGGCAGGAACAAAGCCAGTCATGTCACGAATATCACTTTCACAATCAGGATGAACAATGCCAACATAAGCAGGGGCCACATTGACGGTCTCATAAGCAGCGGTAGAGCGTACAATCTTAGTAATCAACTTTGCATTGTTACGTTTGAGGGTACGGATACATTTACGCTGCAGAGAACGAGTAAGAACGGTGTTTACCTCATCACGAGCAGCACCGTTAGCATATTCGACAGAGGTGCCAGCCTTCAGCACATTAAAGCGGGTAGTCTCAATCAGCTGCGCGGCCTGCTCACCAAGCACATCAGTAGACTCGGCCAAGACGTTGTCCTCATGAGTATCCATGATAACATCAGTAATGGTAATAAGATCACCATACTGAACCAGGGTGCAAGATACATCAGTTTTGGTCAGCTGCTTGGCAGTAGGAGTAGTTCCCTCAGTAAGCGCTGCGGGGGTGGTGTCCAGTGCTTCATAACGACGGAAGATTTGGACTTTAGATTTTTTCTTGGGGAGGGGTTTAGACTGTCCAAATTTCTCAAAGACGAGATAAGGTACAGCCCGGATAAGCATATCTTTTGCTGCATAAGCAGCGGTACGTGGGGAGATGTCCCCATAATCAGTTACAGCCATGGTGTTGCCTCAATTACGTTATAGCGGCAAACACGGCATCAAAATCATTCGGCATTGATTTAGGTTTTGTCCTGGCCCCTTTAGTGGGAGCGCTTACCGATGCCTTAAGCCGTTGTTTCCGCTGAGTTTGTAGATTAGTTTCAGTTTCAGCAACGGCAGGGGCTACAGTCAAGCGCTTGAAGTTGTCGAGTAGGTACACGGCGTCTGCAGCATCCTTACTAGACATCATTTGCTTTACTGTTTGCGGTTGTTCTTCGATCCACCCCTTAAAATCATCTGAGTTAACCACGTTACGCCAATCATCATGGGCAGCATCAAGTACGGCATAGGATGATTGAATATTTCGTTGATTCTCAGCTTGTCTTAAATGGTTTATCGGTGCTTGTACTTCTTGGAGGACTTCAGCTCGGAGTGTTTCGCGCTCATGGGTAAATTTAGCTTCCATGGCGGTGGCAATATCGGCGTAGTCTTCCTTAAATTCGTTCCACTTTTCAGGGTCGGCCAGTGCTTCGGTAGCCTTCTGCGCGATGTGGCTTCGCGTGGTTTGCATCGGATCTTGAATAGCTTTTTGAGCAGCTAGAAAGCGGCCCTGATCCGATTTATATTTATGCTCCCATTCCTGGGCAGAACTTACTGAATCCTCAAAAGCCTGCTTAGCTGCTGGATCAGCGCTAGCCCAGATGTCAGGAACATCTTTTACTTCTGCTGCCGGGGCTGTTTCCTCAGCTTCTCCCTGGACTTCTTGATCTTCTGCGCCCTGGTCAATCTCTTCGGTCTCTTCATCTTCTTGATGCTCCTCTACTTCCTGTTCCTCTTCTACTGCTTCCTCGTTCTCTTCAACAGTCTCCGACTCGTTAAACGCCTCGGCAAACTCTTCCTCTGCCACAGCTACGGTATCAATTACTTCTGGCTCTTCTATTACATCTTTCTCGTCTGGCATTTGCGGCTATCCTCAGCGGCTAATAGTTGTTAATTGTTAGCTTCGGTGGGTGATCCGGGTTATCCGGTAGATCACACAACTCATCTAACATCTGTATTTTCCCACGGTTTATGTCACTATCGCAGACAATCAGATCATCTATTAGCGCTTTGCGGGTGTTAGTGACCCACTTGGTGACACAATACCATGTTTTTGATTGCTTATCTATCATTTAGATTCCTTGGCGGCCTGAGCGCATCTTAAACAGCAGTTCTTTGTCCTTGCGCTGGATCTCTTTGAGCTGGACGGATGATCGAATATTCTCAGCACGCTCCTTGCTGTCAGTCTGTCTCTGCTCGGATTGATTAGCTATCATCTCAGACTGAGCTTTGAATTGACCATCCTGCACAAACTTACGCTCATCCAGGCTCATCTTAGCCATGGCGATTTCACGGTCTGACTGAAGATTAAGCACAGCCAGCTCGCCTTCCTGCTTTAATTCTGCGGCGTTTAGCTGCTGAGTGGCGGCCTTGTCCTGGGCCTCCATCTTCAGCTTAGCTTCATCCAACTGCATCTGCTTCATCTGCAGCTGGATCTCGGGGGGAGGCTGCTTATCTTTCTGGCGCTCTTCCTCTGGCTTAATCCACTCGTCCGGGTCATGCTGCATGGAGGAGATCACTTTTTTATATGCAGACTCAAAATCTGTAATGCCTGCCACCGGCCCGGCCATGGCCATCTTAAACAATAGCCCAGCATTTTTAGCCTGGGTTTCTTTGACTAGCAAATGTGACGAGCCACGGGCTACAACAGAATAATCGCCTTTAATCTCGTCATTCTCATTAAACTGCATGTTCCAATCATAGAAACGAGTGATTAACGGGGTCGTTATGTCATCATCCCAGTTTTTCACAGCCCGGCGCAGCACAATGTTGGCACTGTTCATCAACAAAGACATACCAGAGGCCGTATCAGTTACATGGCTACCTGTCTCACCCTGGGCAATTAGGGGCAGACTAGTCTCCTCGTCAGCCAGCTGCCTAGCCATGGTGTAAATCTGCTGCATCTCGTTTTGATGCGAAGCAATGTTGAACGTGGCAAACGCATTGTTGATCGGCATATCCTTACGCTTCTTGTACCACAGCTTCCGAGCTGTTAAACCCCACTTGCCGTCAGCTGGTTCAACCATATCGCGATCAACTACAATTTGTGGCCCGGTACACAGCCCAGCGTTATCCATCATCATCCGCCATGCGCCATTAATAATAGACTGCGGCCCCTGCATCAGATAAGGGATACCAAACCCAAATATGCTTGAGTCGTCTTTCTCCCAATTAAACACAGAGTATGGAATATCGTCAGACTCTAAAGGATTAATATATGCCTTAATTACATTGCTACCAATGAACCAGACACAGCCTGTAACCTCATCCGGTGCATCCTCGCAGCCACACATATCATCAATACCTGAAGCACCAGCGGCTTGAAGATCGTCTAAGCTGATTGGCCCATAATAGAGCCACATTTTATATTTATTTTTGTTAGCTGCAGTATCACCAGAAGTCACACCACGAAGATCATTCAGGTACGCCTCCTCCGGGCCATCGTCGGGCTTAGTCTGCAGTATTCTTTTGATATTTTCTTTATTTGTATCCGGCAGCTTGGCCAGGGCACGCAGAGATTTCCGGGTAAGGTACTGGCGCTCATAGACAAACTCAGCCTCATCCATAGTGGTGGCTGACATATCAGGGAAAAAATTCCAAACTGAAACATGCTCAGTAGCTGGCACAATAGCCTCCATAACCTTCATGGCATATTCGCCAGTCTGCTCATCTTTGACCCAGGCCTGCTTAACCTGGCCGGTGAGGATTGGGCCTTTAACTACAGAAGTGCCGAGCACAGCAGCTTCATGAATACAATCACGAGCAACAGCAGAGTAATTTGCTTCTGTTAGCTGGTCATCAATCTCTTTCGTCATAGCCTCAGCAGCTTTGCTGGCCTGAATATTAACCTGCTTAGCAATATCACCAGTAGTGAGTTGTTTGCCCTCTGGGCCTGGTATCGGCTGGCCCTGGGCATTGTGCATTGGCTTTGGCTTATCAATGGCCTTAGCTAAAGTTGGCACTGGTGTTTCAGATATTCCCCAGTTGCGATCATCGGTAGGAAATATCATATCACTGAGCCGGGCCTCGCCTGCAGTGGTCTTATTGCGAGTGATATTTACAAACAATTTGGAGCCGTCACCAACTATAGCAGTGTCGTACTGGCCCTGGTACAGGGTGTAGTCGGACAGCATCCGATCTTCAATGGTCTGCCTAGCCCTAACCTGCTCCTCAGCCTGACCGCCTAGACGTGACGCGAGAACGCGGAGAACATCATCATCTGTTAGCTGACCTTCTTGACTTGGCTGCTCAGCTTGCTGAGTATCATATTGTTCATTTTGCATAATTAATATCCTACAACTGTATCGTAGACCTGCACATTACCACGGCTAGTCTGCCGCTGGGCTGGTTTGGTTACTGCTTCTTCTATGCCTGAAAGTGCTAAATACCTAACACAATCACAGAGGTGATCGTATTCTTTGATTATTTTACCATTCTCATCACGCCTATATAACCGGATCTCTGATAGGAAGTTCTGGAGTGTACCGAAAACTTTTAGCCGCCCAGTTGACAGCATCTCCCAGACCATTTGAATCCCAGACTCAACAGCATTTTTACTAGGAGTTATTTTAAGACCCAGGTCTTCATACATATCAAACAACACAGCACCGTCTTTCTGTGCCCGGCCACGGCTGGCAGGGTCAATAACACCTGGTATCCAATCACCACGAGCCTTGATACCCTGAGCGTGGATAACAGGCTCAGCCTGACCACGGTAATATTCTGAGTAAAGATAAGTTATATCATTCTCACGATCAATAGCGCCCCAAATAGCAGCGGTCCTATTCCAGCCTACATCCATAGCGTAGCAGCGTGGCCACCAGGCAGGGATGCGGAACGGTTTACAAGTGATGTCTTCTTCTGGGATTGGATAGATAGCACCAGAGCCGAGTGAGGGGATGCCTTTTGATCGAGCGTCGCGGAGATGAGGAGGGGTGGACGAGAGCAATTCTTTTTTTGTCTGCTCATCGAGATGTGGGCAATGATCCCACCCTGCCATGACCATGGCCTTAGATGATGTAATCTCTATAACCCCAGCGTCACCGTTTGTAATCTCGGTGAT